GGCAACGAAGTGAAAGATAATCGTGGCGGGCGAAATCACCTGTAGCGAAAAGCTAGATATTAAGTATATTGTTAGAAGAACTTTGAAGGAAGTAGGATATAATCCTAGAAACTTCTCAATTCACGTATTTTTAAATACTCAATCTTCAGATATTGCATCTGGTGTGGACAGTTCCCTTGAAATAAGAAATGGAGAAAATGATCCCTACAGCTTAATTGGTGCAGGCGACCAAGGCACTATGTATGGCTATGCAACAAATGAAACTAAGGAGATGCTTCCTCTCCCCCTTCTTCTATCTCATAGAATTGTAAGAAGACTTGATAAGGCAAGAAAGGATAAATTAATAAAAGGAATCTTTCCTGATGGCAAGGCACAAGTCACTATAGAATATGAAAAGAAAAAACCAGTAAGGATAAAAACTATAGTTGTTTCTATTCATCACCATCAAGATAAATCTTATGAGGAATTAAAAAAGGAGATTTTATATCATATACTCTACCCTGCTTTTGAAGATTTTCCTTTTGATGGAGATACAGAAATTCTTATAAATCCTTCTGGCAGATTTGTTATTGGTGGACCTACTGCTGATACGGGTTTAACAGGAAGAAAGCTAATGGTTGATACCTACGGAGGACTTACCTCCCATGGTGGCGGTGCTCTCTCTGGAAAAGACCCAACTAAAGTTGATAGGAGTGGAGCCTATATGGCTAGATATATAGCAAAGCATATAATATGGAGCGATTTCGCAGATAAATGTGAAGTCGCTCTTTCTTATGCCATTGGTAAGGCAATTCCTATAGCATTTTCTATTAATACATTTGGGACTGGTAAAGTTTCAGATGAAATATTAACCAAGGCTTGTAAGGATGTATTTAATTTAAAGCCTGCTGCTATTATAGAAAATCTAAGACTTAGAGATGTACATTATTCTGATACTGCAACCTATGGACACTTTAACTCTCCCCTCCTTCCTTGGGAGAATGTAGATAAATATGATGAATTTAAAAAGGCGGTGGAAAAATATGCAGATAGAGAAAATTAAAATAGATAAATTAAATCCTGCTCCCTATAATCCAAGAAAAGATCTCAAACCTGGAGATCCTGAGTATGAAAAGCTAAAAAACTCTATTCTAACCTTTGGTTATGTTGAGCCTGTTCTTTGGAATAAAAGGACAGGTCATATTATTGGTGGCCATCAAAGATACAAGGTTTTAGTAGAAATGGGCAAAAGTGAAATTGACTGTGTAGTAGTGGATATGGATGAAGAAAATGAGAAGGCTTTAAATGTTGCCCTTAACAAAGTCAGCGGTGATTGGGACAAAGATAAATTAATGCTCTTAATTGAAGATTTACAAGGTGTCGACTTTGATGTCTCTCTTACAGGTTTTGACCCTGCAGAACTAGATGACCTATTTAAAGATTCTTTAAAGGATGGTATTAAAGAAGATAATTTTGATGTTGAAGAAGAATTAAAGAAACCTACTTTGTCGAAACTTGGAGATTTGTGGCTGTTAGGTAGGCATAGGCTTTTATGTGGTGATTCAACCAGGAAAGAAAGCTATGAAATACTAATGGATGGAAAGCTTGCTAACTTAACAGTAACCGACCCACCCTATAATGTTAACTATGAAGGAACTGCTGGAAAGATTAAAAATGATAATATGGGAAACCAAGCCTTCTACGACTTCCTCCTCTCTTCTTTTCAAGGAATGGAAACTGCTATGGCTAGGGATGCCTCTATCTATGTTTTCCATGCTGATACAGAAGGACTTAATTTTAGGAAAGCTTTCTCTGAAGCAGGTTTTTATTTATCTGGAACCTGTATCTGGAAAAAGCAGTCCCTGGTTTTAGGTAGGTCTCCTTACCAGTGGCAACATGAGCCTGTTCTCTTTGGCTGGAAAAAGAAAGGTAAGCACAACTGGTATTCCGACAGAAAGCAAACAACTATATGGGAATTTGAAAAACCAAAAAGGAATAAAGACCACCCAACAATGAAACCAGTAGCACTTGTAGCCTACCCTATTTTAAATTCAAGTTTAACTAATTCTATTATACTTGATCCATTTGGCGGCTCGGGTTCTACCCTTATTGCCTGCGAGCAAACAGACAGAATATGCAACACCATAGAATTAGATGAAAAATATACTGATGTAATTGTAAAAAGATATATTGAGCAAGTAGGAAACTCTGAAGATGTATTTTTAATAAGAGATGGCCAAAAACTCTCTTATACTGATCTTGCTAAGGATTAAGGAATATATGGGGCCACACAAGGCCCACACAGGCCTTATGAAAAGATAAAGGTATAAACCCTCGACCTATTTTAAATACAACTTGCTATTTCTCCCCTTCTGAGTGATATATGTAGTACTACATCAAAGGAGGGATTTTTAATGGATAGAAAAGAATTGGTTAAAGTTTTAAGTGAGCACCTTGGAATTAAGGCAAAGTACCTGGGAGTTCCAAGCTTTGCTTACCAAATTGGGGACTTTACTATAAGTAGAGAGGGAAAAATTCTTAATAAGGCAGGTGATGAAGTGAAATTAGATGAAATAATTAAGCCAGATCCGTTAACTGAAGAAGTAATGGAAATAGAAAGAGTGGAAATTATTCTTCCCCTAGAAGGTCATTCTCTTGGCAGCCTAAAAACTCTTATAAATATGGTTTCTAGCAAGCAAGTTCTTATAAAAAATTCTTTTAAGCTGGACAAAAACCTTATTGAAAAAGAAGTGACAGAAAAACTTAATACTGCAGAAGATTTGAATGAATTTAAAGAGGATCTTACATCTGAGAATATTAAAATGGACAATGAAAATATTTCATTCATCCTAAATACTGACTTGGCAAGAACTGCTTCTATATTCTTTGGACTTTTAAATGAAAAATCCAAAGAGCTGAGGTACGCTTCTCCAAAACCTACAATTACAGATAATGAAAAGTACGCCTTTAGAACTTGGCTTATGAGGCTAGGCATGGTTGGAAACGAGTACAAGGAAGCTAGAAAGGAGTTACTAGAAAATCTTTCTGGAAACTCCGCCTTTAGAAATGGGCCACCAGCCAATAAGGAGGCTATAAACCAATGAAAGAAATACACAAGGAAATCTTAAAAAAATTAAAAGTCGAATACCCTCAAGGTACTAGGTTAGCCCTTATAAAAATGGATGACCCCTACTCTACTTTGCATCCTGGTGACAAGGGAACAGTTGCCTTTATAGATGACTTAGGAACCATCCATGTTAATTGGGATAAGGGCAGCTCCCTTGGCCTTGTCTTTGGTGAAGACAAGTATAGAAAAGTTGAAGGTAAAGAATATACTTAAACCCTTGAAAATACTGTGTTTATTTGAAAAATAGTACTTGCTATTAATCCCTTTCTGAGTGATATATGTATGTAACAAAAACACACAGAAAGGTGATGATTAGAATGCTTACAAGGAACTTTGGAATTGAAATTGAGCTTACAGGAATAACTAGGAAGAAAGCTGCAGAGGTAATTGAAGAACACCTAGGAGGAGAACTCCAGGGCTTAAGCGGACTTAACTACCAAGTAGTAGCACCAGACGGAAGGATTTGGGCCATAGTTTATGACGGCAGCCTAAGATGCCAAAGGAAAATAAACGGAAGAAAAACTTCTGCTGGAAGAGAATACAGCGTAGAAATTGTTAGCCCAATTTTGAGCTACGAAAAAGACATAGATAGCTTGCAGGAATTAGTAAGGAAAATAAGAAAGGCTGGAGGCTTTGTAAATTCCTCAGCAGGAATCCACATCCACCTAAACGGGAAAGATCACAGCCCAAGAAGCCTTAGAAACTTTATAAATATAATCTACTCAAGGAACGACCTACTTTACAATAGCCTAGAAATAGAACCAGCAAGAATAAGATACTGCAAGGCCCTAGATGAAAATCTAGTGGAAAGAATGACAAAGAAAAGGCCAGCCACCTTTAAAGAAATAGAAGACATTTGGTACGAGGGCTACTACCAAGGAAGAAGCAGGCATTACCACGATAGCCGCTACCACTTCCTAAACCTACACAGTTTTTTCAACGGGGTAGGAACAGTTGAACTTAGAGGTTTCAACGGGACCCTTCATGCAGGAAAAATTAGGACCTACATCCTTTTAAGCTTAGCCATGAACAACCAGGCCCTAACTCAAAAATCAGCTTCAACTAAAAAGCCACAAATACAAAATCCCAAGTTCGCAATGAGGACATGGCTAAACAGGATAGGCTTCATTGGACCAGACTTTAAAAACCCAAGGGAACATTTGGTAAAGCACCTAGAAGGCTCAGCTGCTTGGCGATTTGAAGAAAGAGCCTAAGGCCCACAGAGGGGGAGACCCCTCTTAAGCAAGTAGAAGGGAGAAACCCTTGGAAGACAAATAAAAAGCCGACACAGGCGAAGCTGTGGCGAGAGAAAGGAAGATGAAAATGGATAAAAGGTTGTATGTAGCTTATGGTTCAAATCTTAATCTACCCCAAATGGCAAAGAGATGCCCAGGGGCAAGGATTGTAGGGATAAGCGAACTAAAGGACTATAAACTAATGTTTAGGGGTGGTAATGGCGGTGCGGTTGCTACTGTAGAACCTTCAAAAGGATCTTCAGTCCCAATTTTAATTTGGGAGATTAGCAAAGAGGATGAAAAAGCACTGGACAGATATGAAGGTTTCCCCTTCCTCTACCGTAAGGAAAATGTAAGTGTGATTCTAAAAGGCAAAGATATAAAGGCCATGATTTATATTATGAATGAAGGAAAAAATCTGGCCCAACCTGGCACCTACTACTATTCAATAATTTATGATGGATATAAGGCACAAGATTTTAACACAGAAGTTCTAAAATCAGCTTTAAAATATTCTGTAGAAAGGGCTCAGGCGAAAGATCATGAAGGACAAAATTAAGAAGCAAATTCTAACCATTAGGGATAGTGGTGTTACAAATATGTTTGACCTTAAAAGAGTCCAGTATGAAGCTAACAAACTTGAATTTTATGAACTGGTTATCTTCATAGAAGAAAGTAAGGATAAATATGTGAACTTTATAATGACAGGAACACTATAAAAGTAAATGTATTTATTTGAAAATACTACTTGCTATATATCCCCTTCTGAGTGATATATGTATGTAACAAAAACACACTGAAGGAGGAAAAGAAAATGAAAAAAGGTCAAATTTACAAAATTAATGGGCAGGAGAGGTTTTTCCAAATAGTAGGCTTCTTTGGAGGGGATTTTGTACTTGCACCTATGAACCAAGAGGAAGAACAAGTTTTAATCTACTCAAGAGAAGAAATGAATGACTTTATTAATTCAGGATACTTTAGCAGACTTTACCCTACAAATATAAAATAATTAAGGTAAAAAGAAAGAGTTTCTTTAGAGACTCTTTTCTTTTGCCTAAAATACAAGGAGGCGGCAGAGATTAGAAAACTTAAAGATTATAAGCCAACTAAGTTTATGGCCAATGATTCTGTTTATGATAAATATGCCGCTGACTATGCGGTTTCTTTTATTCAGGCTCTTACCCACACCAAAGGTCGATGGGCTGGAAAACATTTTGAACTTATAGATTGGCAGGAGCAAATTATTAGAGACCTCTTTGGAACAATTAAGCCTAATGGATACAGACAATTTAATACAGCCTATGTTGAAATCCCAAAGAAAATGGGAAAGTCTGAATTAGCTGCAGCTATTGCCCTTCTATTAACCTGCGGTGACGGTGAAGAAAGAGCCGAAGTTTATGGATGTGCTGCTGACAGAAATCAAGCATCAATTGTTTTTAATGTGGCAGCCGATATGGTAAGAATGTGTCCACCCCTAGCCAAAAGAGTAAAGATTTTAGATTCCATGAAAAGATTAATCTATCAGCCCACAGGTAGTGTATATCAGGTTCTTTCTGCTGATGTTAAAAATAAACATGGCTTTAATACCCACGGAGTTGTCTTTGATGAACTTCATACCCAGCCTAATAGAAAACTTTATGATGTTATGACTAAGGGATCTGGTGATGCCAGAACTCAACCCCTTTATTTTTTAATTACTACTGCTGGTGATAATCAAAACTCTATCTGCTGGGAGGTACACCAAAAGGCAGTAGATTTACTTGAAGGTAGGAAAACAGACCCTACCTTCTACCCTGTTATTTACGGGGCCGCTATGGATGATGATTGGACCGACCCTAAGATTTGGAAAAAGGCCAATCCCTCCCTAGGAATTACTGTTACTATGGATAAGGTTAAGGCAGCTTTTGAATCTGCAAGGCAAAACCCTGCAGAAGAAAACAGCTTTAGACAACTAAGATTAAATCAATGGGTAAAACAAGCTGTCCGTTGGATGCCTATGGATAAATGGGATGCCTGTGCTTTTAAGGTAGATCCAGAAGATTTAAAAGGCAGGATTTGCTATGGCGGACTTGATTTGTCTTCTTCTACAGATATTACTGCTTTTGTTTTGGTCTTTCCACCTATTGATGAAGATGATAAATATAGCATCCTCCCCTACTTCTGGATACCAGAGGAAAATATTGACCTTAGAGTAAGACGAGATCATGTAAATTACGATTTATGGGAAAGGCAAGGCTTTATTAAAACTACTGAAGGAAATGTTGTTCATTATGGCTTTATAGAAAATTTTATTGAGGAATTAGGTACGGAATATAATATTAGGGAAATTGCCTTTGACAGATGGGGTGCAATTCAAATGACTCAAAACCTTGATAACATGGGTTTTACCGTTGTTCCTTTTGGGCAGGGTTTTAAGGACATGAGTCCTCCTACTAAAGAATTAATGAAACTTACTCTAGAAGAAAAATTAGCCCATGGTGGCCATCCTGTCCTTAGATGGATGATGGATAATATATTTGTAAGAACTGATCCTGCTGGAAATATTAAACCAGACAAGGAAAAATCAAGTGAAAAAATTGATGGTGCAGTTGCTACTATTATGGCACTTGATAGAGCTTTGAGAAATGATGGTAATGATAGTAGTAGTGTTTATGATGAGAGAGGAATTTTAATTATATAATCAAGTTGACCAATATCTCCCTTTCAAGTATTATTAAATTATAGTAATATTTAGAAAAATAAATGATAGGAGGGGGAAGTTTTGAAAAAAAGGTCATATTTTATTAAAACAATCTTATTATTAATACTAGTGATATTAGTAGGCTGTACACCAAAGTTATCAGAAGAAAATAAAGATGCCAAAGTTGTAGTTGAGGAAGATATAAATGAAAACAAAGTAGAAACTGATAATGAGTATTTATCTGTAGATTATAAAGCACTAGAGAATCTAGATGGAAATCTAGAAGTTGGAACTAAAGTTCAAATTAATGGGCAAATTTATTTTAAAGAAGGTGTAACAGTGTACGATATAGAAAGTCAACAATATCTAGAATCAATATGGGTTAGCGAAAATGAAAATATAATTGTATCATTTATGTACGGAGATTTTTCATCTGATTCTGAAGCTGCGAATTATAGTAATGACAGGTTTAATGAAATTTGGGATAAAGAAGGAACTTTTTACTTGGAGTATCTTGGTAATATGGAGTCTGGGGTACCTGCATGTCTCTTAGATAAAGTTGATATTGCTGGTAAAATATATGACAGAGAATATCTTGGGGATATTTCAAATATAATTGGAACATTAAATAATCCAGCAAAAATTGGGGAGTGGTTAAAATATGAAGATTATTATTTTGATGAAAGTTTAGAATTAAACCTTATTGAAGTTATTAAAGGAGAAGAAGCTAAAAGAGTAATAGCAGGCTTTGATGAATCAAATATATCTTTGTTAAAAGATAAAGAAGTAATTATGGCAAAATTTGAAATTTATAATTCAGGGGAGCCAATTGATATCAGCTATCTAGATTTCAAATATGCTAATGAAAGCTTTGCTGCGACAAATACATCTCCATACTTAAAAAATATTAAAGATGAAATTAAATTTACCATATTCAGTGGAAAAGAAGCAGAAGGATGGGTTATATTTGAGATAGATCCTGAAAATATTGAGGGTTATGCTGTTTTCAAAAATGAACTATGGTTTAAACTGTTTTGAAATAATTAATAGCTTATACTTAGCGATATTATTTATGTTTTTTGTAAATATGTTGTAAATAATTAAAATATATATCAAT